GCCTAGATAAAACAACAGGCATTACATGTGAAAAATGTAGTAATAATATATTCATTGAAGGAGTAATACTTCGCAAAGCATCTCGCTTTATTACAGGTACAGCACAAAATGCTATGATTCCAATTTCAGTGTTTGCTTGTAGTAAATGTGGTCATGTAAATGAAGAATTTATCCCAATGCAATTAAGAAACAATGATACTGAAACTATTTAATAAATATAAAATGAAAGCAAAAGATTTACAACAAGAAAACGAAGCATTACAAGCTCAAGTTATGGGTTTAGCAGAAACACTAAGAGCTTCTGATAATAAAATTAAATTTTTAGAAACCGAAATTCAAGGTATTTTTAAAAAATATAAAGATTTATTGGCTGAGGTAGAGCACCTTCGTATGTTAAGTAATACATCTAATAAAAATCAAAACGATTCAAGATATTATTAATGAATATATTTGACCATATTAAGAATATCACTACTAATAAGGGACCATATCTAGGGGACGAGGGATGGAACAATTGGATGATCAATCGTTATCTAAGTATGGACCCTGATTACTGTGAGGTAGTTAATTATGTTCAAAAGAATACTTGGCAAATGAAAGGAGAGTACTTATACAATCTGTATAAGGATCTTATTCCTAAGCAATATAAATTCCTTAAATATATTAAGGCAACTAATAAAAAGGAATATAAAGTTGATCAAGTAGAGGCAGTAGCTACTTACTTTGAAATTAGTAAGAAAGAAGCTAAAGAATATATTGATATGCTTCCTCAAGACGAATTAGAAAATATAATACAACAAATCAATGGGTAGACAAATTAACGGAGAAGCTGATTATAGAAACTATCTAATTGAAATGGAACAACAACAAGAAAATACATTTCAACCAGATTCAGTAGTAACATCAGTTATAAACCAATTCCTTGCTCGCTCTAAAAAAGGTAAAGAAAAATATGGTGTTGATTTAGATCGTACTGATTTAGCACTATTAGAGTGGATTGAGCATGCTAAACAAGAACACATGGATGCTATCTTATATTTGGAAAAAATTAAACAAATAGTTAGTGACCAAGAAAAAAATATCTGATGTTGAGCTAAAAATTAAAAACCATCAGCTACCAGAAATTAACCATGCTTTTCAGCGTAGTGTTTCTTACTCTCAATACTCGATGTGGGCTAAGTGTCCACATCAGTGGTATTTAACCTATGTAGAAAATAAACAACCATATCAAGCTAGTATTCATACTGTGTTTGGTACTGCGTTTCATGAAACACTTCAAATATACATTACTACAATGTATGAACAAAGCGGAGCTGCTGCTGATAAATTGGATTTAAATGCAATATTGCAATCTAACTTGTCAAATTTATATGCTGAGGAATATAAAAAGATAGAAGCACATTTTAGTTCATCTGAGGAATTAGGTGAATTTTTTAATGATGGTATTGCTATATTAGATTGGATAAGAAAAAACCGTAATAAATTATTTACTATACGTAAAGTGCGTTTACTTGGAATAGAATTACCACTATTACTAAAAGTACAAAATAATTTATTTTATAAAGCATTTGTTGATTTTGCTTTATATGATGAGGAATTAGATAAAATATACATATATGACATTAAAACATCAACCAGAGGATGGTCCGATTATGACAAAAAAGATGATGCTAAAATTGCTCAAGTACTCTTATACAAGCAGTTTTTTGCGCAACAATTTAATGTGGATGTGGAAAAAATCGAGGTTGAATTCTTTATCGTTAAACGAAAACTATTCGAAAATCCTGAATACCCAATCCCAAGAGTCCAATCATTTAAACCAGCAAGTGGAAAAGTAAAACGAAAACAAGCTGTAGATAATTTTCAATCGTTTATCAATGATTGCTTTGATGAAAGTGGTAAACCACAAATAAAGTTGTATCTTAAAAATGTAGGTGAAAAATCATGTAAATGGTGTCCTTACAGTGACAAACAAGATCTTTGTGATAAAATGCATTCTTCCTAATAAACATATATATTTATATCAAAATATATATTATGGGACAAAAAATGCAATTAACAAGCGTGAAGGTTCCTGAAGATTTGTTTGAGCAATTTAAAATTGCTTGTGTTAAGTATAAGTTTAGTGTTCAGAAATTAACAGAACGCTCTATGTTTTTATATTTAACAAACGATGAATTCAGAAAAAATATTCACAATCAATTAGACACACAATTTACAGGAAGTATTTAAAACAGTTACATGAAAGAAGGTTATATTCCGCAAACACAGCGCAAAAAAATCTTATTACTTTGTGACGATATTCGAATGACTAGTGGTATTTCTACTATGGCACGTGAAATCGTTATTGGTACTGCTCATCACTATAATTGGGTAAATATTGGTGGTGCTATTACTCATCCTGATAAAGGTAAACGTTTTGATCTAAATGAGGATACAAACAAAAATGCTGGTATTACAGATGCTAGTGTGTTTTTATATCCAGTAGATGGATATGGCACACCAGAATTAATTAGACAACTTCTCCAAATTGAAAAACCAGACGCAATTATGATGTTTACTGATCCAAGATACTGGGTTTGGTTATTTCAAATGGAACATGAAATTAGAAAGAAAATACCTATTATTTATCTTAACATTTGGGATGATTTGCCTTATCCAATGTATAATAAGTCATTCTATGAATCTTGTGATTGCTTAATGGCAATTTCAAAACAAACAGAAAATATTAATAGATGTGTACTAGGACCAAAGATAGCAGCTGAAAAAGTAATTAAATATGTTCCACACGGTATTAATGAGAAGTTTTTCTTTCCTATTACAACTGAACATCCTGAATATTTAGCATTACAAGAGTATAAAAAAGCACTTTATGGAGGTAAAGAATACGATTTTAATTTACTTTATAATGCTAGAAATATTCGTCGCAAATCAGTTCCTGACTTGATGTTAGCTTGGAAAATATTTATCGATCAATTACCATTAGAGGAAGCTAAAAAGTGTGTATTTACACTTCATACTCAACCAATAGATGATAATGGAACTGATCTTCCAGCTGTAAAAGATATGTTATTTGGAAGACATCCTCAATATAACATTTTATTTTCAACTGCTAAGAACCCATCTAACATCATGAATTTACTTTATAATTCAGTAGATGCAGTAGCTCTTATAAGCTCAAATGAAGGATGGGGGCTATCACTTACTGAAGGTATGATTTGTGGTAAACCAATTATTGCTACAGTAACAGGTGGTATGCAAGACCAAATGCGTTTTGAAGATGAAGACCATGAATGGATTAAATTTACTCCTGAATTTGGATCTAACCATAGAGGCAAATATAAAAACCATGGCGATTGGGCTTTCCCAGTATTTCCTTCAAATCGTAGTTTAGTTGGATCAGTACCTACACCTTATATCTTTGATGATAGAGCTGAACCACATGATATAGCTGAACAAATTATGAAAATATATAAATTAAAGATGGAACGTCCTGATTTATATGAAATGATTTGTAAACATGCCCATGAGTGGGTTGTATCAGATGAATCAATGATGACAGCAAGAAAAATGGCTGAAAATGTAATTGATGCTATTGATACAACATTTAAAAAGTGGCAATCTAGATATGCATTTGAGTTAATAAAAGTAGAACCACTTGAACATCCTAAACATTTTGTAAAACACGTTATCGCACAATAATATGAAACCACTAGTTTTTATAAGTTGTCCAATTGACACATATTCTGGTTATGGTGCTCGCTCAAGAGATATTGCTTTAGCAATTATCAAATCAAATAAATATGATGTTAAAATATTACCTCAACGTTGGGGAGCTACACCATTTGGATTTTTACAACAAGACAATCCAGATCATAAATTAATAATTGATTGTATTTGGAACCACCCACAATTACCAAAGCAACCTGATTGTTGGATTCAAATTACAGTACCAAATGAATTTCAAGCAGTAGGTAAATTTAATATTGGTATTACTGCTGGTATTGAAACTACATTATGTGCTCCACAATGGATTGATGGTATTAATAGAATGGATTTAATATTAGTATCATCTGAACATGCTAAAAAAGTATTTAAAAATAGTGCTTTTGAAGAAAAAAATAATCAAACAGGACAAGTAGTAAGAAAACTTGCTATTAAAAAACCAATAGAGGTATTATTTGAAGGATTAAATACTGAAATTTATAAAAAGTTAAATAATGTTAAAGGTGAAGTAAATGAAATATTAAATGATATAGTAAATGAAAAATTTAACTTTTTATTTGTAGGTCATTGGTTACAAGGTGAAATAGGACAAGATAGAAAAGATGTAGGTATGTTAGTTAAAACATTCCTTGAAACATTTAAAAATAAAAAATTACGTCCTGGTCTTATTCTTAAAACATCTGCTGGTAATTATTCTATTATGGATAGAGATAGTATCCTAGATAAAATTAGAGCAATTGAAGAATCAATAGAAGGTGATTTACCAAGCATTTATTTATTACACGGTGAATTAAGTGATGAAGAAGTAAACGAACTATATAATCATCCTAAAGTAAAAGCACACGTTACTTTTACTAAAGGTGAAGGATATGGTCGCCCATTAATTGAAGCAACAACAAGTCAAAAACCAGTAATTGCTCCTAACTATAGTGGACATATTGATTTCCTTGATGCTGAAATGTCTACTCTATTACCAGGTCAAATTACCCAAATTCATCCTTCAGCAGTAGTACAAGATATGCTTATACCTGAATCAGGTTGGTTTACAGTTGATTATAAAAAAGCAGCTGATACACTTGAGGATGTTTATAAGAATTATAAAAAATATATTGATGGGGCAAAACGCCAAGCATATAAATCACGTACTGAGTTTAGTTTAGAAAAGATGAGTAAGCAATTAGTTGAATTATTAGATTCTAAAATACCAAAACCAGTACAACTAAAGCTTCCAACATTAAAGAAAATTGAACTACCTAAAAAACCAGTATAATGCAAGAAAGTCTTATTACATGCCCTAGATGTGGCGGTAATGCTTGTCATGAAGCAACAAATGGTCATTTTACAGTATGGAGTTGCTTTGGATGTGGGTTTACAGCTAATAGCACTACTACAGAAGACAATTTAAAAACTATAGAAGAGGTAATGCCTCAACTCTATATTGATTTAAAATTTAAAGATGAAAATGATTGTTACTGGTATCCATCTACAGTAATACTTGAAGATAAATCAATGGTATTTGCTGATGGTAAATCAACTG